TGTGCGTCATCACTGGTCGTTCGCAAGTAGTGGAAGAGACTACTTATATTCCAAAGAGATAGAGCCTTATAAACGAGCGTATCACTTTGCACTCAACTGTAACGACCGGACAGAGTGGAACGCCATCGGACTTGATAAGTTTGTACCCACGAGGCTAAGCATACGTGACCACGCAGAGGAGATAAAGGATATTTATATAAGATGGTGGCTTAAACATAATTGCTACGAGGGGGACATCGAGGCATGCATTGCCAACTTAAAGCAAGATATTAAACTAAGAAATAGCCTTCAGAACCTTGAGAGACTTCAGAGCCTTGAGAGACTTCAGAGACTTCAGAGCCTTGAGAGACTTCAGAACCTTCAGAACCTTCAGAACCTTCAGAGCCTAACCATAAGCAAAGCCGACTACAAAGACATCTTTGTTAGCGAGCCCACCACAGTAATCTATTGCGACCCGCCATACATAAATACCAGCGGTTACGAGGATGCCATACGAGAAAGCGGCTTTAACCATGCCGAGTTCTACGATTGGTGCGAAGCTCAAAAAGGTTTGGTGGTGCTATCGGAATACACCGCCCCTGCCGACCGCTTTACTTGTGTGTGGAGCAAAGAGAAGAGAGTGTTAGCAGCAGGAGCAAAGTGTCAAAGCACAAAAGTCGAAAGACTCTTTGTGGTCAAAGGGCATGAGGATGATTACTGGGACTTAATGGCAGCCCACAAGCCCAGCACACTTTTTGACCAAGACCAAAGACAAGCGATGATATGACAACAACCAAAAACCCCTTTGCCCCATCCGAGCACCACATCCAGCAACAGTGCGTAGAATGGTTTCGCCTCCAGCATGCCAATCTCGCACCGTTGCTTTTTGCCGTTCCAAACGGAGGACATAGGAACATAACCACAGCGCAAACACTGAAAGCCGAGGGAGTATTGGCAGGTGTGTCCGACCTCATCCTGCTCTACCCTAACAAAACCTATCACGCCCTTTGCATAGAGATGAAGACCGACCGAGGCACTCAGAGCCCTCGGCAAAAAGAGTGGGCAAAGAGGGTGATGGCACAGGGCTATTTGTATGTTGTTTGCCGCTCATTGCAAGACTTCATTTTAACCGTTAGCTCTTACTTAAATGATGAACGAGTATTACAACAATTTGGTGGGTAGTCTCTCACTCTTTACCGATGCCGAGACACCACAGCCACTAAAACAGAAATACAGTTTTGTGGGAATGTGCGAACACATTGCACGGTGCGCAGGTATTTGTTACAACACCACCAAGGAGAAGAGGGGCGAGGATGCAGTGCAGTTCGTTATCAACCTTGCAAAGAAGGGACATGGGCGAGCCCTTGAATTCGGCACTGTCGTCCTGAAAGGCGATGATACAGACGTCCCACTTTTCGAGTCCTTTTGCAACACACCGTGGGCAGAGTTCGACTGGCTGAACGATGAAGATGCACAGTTCATTGTGGTAACAAACCTACGTTACTATTTGGATAAGTATGGTTTCGGAGAAGATGCAGAAGGAGCCTTAAAACACATTCGGAAGTGTTGGGAGAGCGGAAACAAAGACGCCCTAAGGTTCAGATACGTAGACGAGGAGAGCTACAACACTTTCATCAGCTGGCGCCCCACCATTCATTACCCTCTTATTAGCCGAGGGGTGGCGGACGAGTTCAGAACTCACACCATGCTTAGCACACTTATGCGTTCCACTCGCTACACTGGTGCCAACGAGGGCAAAGGGGGTAACACTCATTTCATCCTCCCTGCTGGTCTAAAGCAGAACGAACGTGCGATGGAGGTTTATAAAGACGGATGCATGGCAGCACTGAACACTTACAAGCAACTCATCGAGTTGGGAGAGGCGAAACAGATTGCTCGTGACGTGTTACCATTGGGACTGGGCACAGAGATGGTGCAATGTGGTTTTCGCCTTCATTGGAGAAATTTTGTTAACTTACGTACAGATAGTGCAGCGCATCCCGATGCCATTACAACGGCTCGAGCGGTGGAATATCTTTTATTTGGTGGCAAGAGTCACATACAAACAACAGTCTAATAATATGTCAAACCATAAAATATGCAGTAGATATGGCAAGTGGTAGTAGTGTAAAGGGCAGCCGCTTAGGTTCAACAAGGTCGGGTTCACGTTCGATGCCTAACTGGTCGGAGAGCGATGTACCATTCTAAATCTTAAAAACAAGATTAGAAGATGCCAAAGAACGAAGACGATGAGTTTAAAGACCTATTATCAGGACTAAATTTTGACATAGGTAATATTGGCTTCGAGGAGGACGAGGAGGGCGAGCAGATGCAAGCCCTCTTTCGTTCCGATGCCGATGAATACGATTATGACACAAAGTATCTTAAACCCAAACGAAGAGAGTGCAAAACAGCCGATTTTGTTTGCTACGATAACGCAGTGGCACTGGCAAAGCAACTCAAATTAAAGGAGGGGGAAAGATGCGATGCTATGGTGGGAGGTAACTTCATTTTTGGGGACTTCATTGAGGCGTATCTAACCACATATAACGTTAAGTGCGTAGATATGAAGATAGCCACACTCTCATTAAGTCAGGAGAATATAGACAGTTTGGCAAACCTTATTAGTCATGGCTATATTGTTAAGCTATCTATGTTTGTTTCAGTCTACTTTTACGCCCACGAACGTAGTGTGCTCATACCCTATATTTATAGCAAACTGGACACAAGCGAGTGCGATTTTCAGCTAACGATTACAGACATCCACTGTAAAATAGCTCAATTCAAAACATTGGGAGGTAAATCTATTGTTTGCCATGGCAGTGCAAACCTTAGAAGCAGTGGCAACATTGAACAAATAACGTTAGAAGAGAATAAACCGCTTTATGATTTTTACGCCCAATACTTAAACAAGGTGGAAGAGGAGTATAAGACTATAAAGAAAGGAATACGAGGCAAGCAAGCATGGCAGATAATGACCAAGAACAACGAGTCACCCACCCCAAAAACCTAACACACCATGCCACGCAAAGGAGGAATGCCACAGAACCTGACAAACACATGGCAGAAGGGGCAGAGCGGAAACCCCAAGGGTAGACAACCCAACAAGATGCTCCCAATCCTAAAAAAAGCCCTTAACAAGGTCAACGCAGCTAAGCTAAATATGACCTTGCAAGAGGTTGAAAGTTGGGAAATGGCTCTACTTACTTTGCCCACGTCAGCAATTAAAGCCATCGTAGGAAACCCCGAGACACCCACTTATGTGGTTAACTTGGGAATGGCTATTATTTCGGACATCAAGAACGGGCGGACATCCACCATCGACAAGTTACGAGACCGCCAGTTTGGCAAAATTGCCGATAAAGTGGAGATAACTGGTGCCGATGGAGCCGACCTATTCCAAAACGTGACTATTAGCACCGAGCAAATAGACCGGCTGCAAGTGCTATGCAATAGACTAACCATGACCAAAGAGGGAAACGACACAGACACAGACGATACATAAACAAAACCATGAACACCAAGGCAGCAACAGAATGGACATGGGCGGATAAACTGGCAGCCCTAAGGCTATTGGCAGGGGCTTCGATGCTCGATTTCATCTCTACACTCTTTAAGTTAGAGACCAAAACCGATTATATCATTGGCTCACACCATCGCACCATTTGCGCCGCTTTAGACAAGGTTATAAAGGGCGAAATTCGTAAGCTCATAATCAATATTGCACCCCGATACGGCAAAACGTGCCTTGTGTCGCAATATTTCCCAGCCTACGGTTTCGCCCTTAATCCACAGTGTCGATTTCTCCACCTCTCTTATTCAGGTGCACTGGCGGAGGACAACTCAATGGCATGCCGTGGCATTATGGAGGGCGATTTTTACCCTCGACTATTTCCACACTCCACCGTGGAGGGAGGCACAAGAAGCCGATGGAGAACGAACGAGGGGGGCGCACTCTATGCCACAACCACCATGGGACAGATTACTGGCTTCGGAGCTGGTCGGCTCGACAACGAAGACCCAGCCGAAACAGCCATGATAAATGGAATGACCCCCACACCGCAAACCGCTTTCAATGGTGCTATAATAATCGATGACCCTATTAAGCCCGAAGATGCACTAAGTGACACGATGCGTGAAGCCGTTAACCGCCGTTTCGAGACCACAATTCGCAACCGTGTCAACAGCCGCAAGACACCCATTATCATTATCATGCAGCGATTGCACCCCCACGACCTTTGTGGCTACCTGCAAGAGACAGAGCCGAACGAGTGGACGGTGCTTTCTCTCCCAGTCATAACCACCGATGAGAATGGACACGATGCCGCCCTATGGGAATTCAAACACAACCTCGAGGAACTAAGGAAGTTGGCAGAAATAAACCCCTTTGTTTTTGAGACACAGTATATGCAGAACCCCCGACCGCTGCAAGGACTTATGTATGACCGAGGGTTCAAAGAGTATGATATTGTGCCACCAGCCCAAACAGCCGTCCGCAAGTGTTACATCGACACAGCCGACACGGGTTCAGACTTCCTATGTGCCATTGTCTACGATGAGACGGAGGATGCGAATTACATTCGAGACGTGCTATTTACAGACAAGCCAATGGAGTATACAGAAGCAGCCGCAGCCGAGATGATTACTAAGTATTCGGTGGCGGAGGCTATAATTGAGGGAAACAATGGAGGACGCTCATTTGCTCGCAACGTAGAACGCAATTGCCGCCTTATGCACAACAACGACACAATTTTTACCACCTTCACACAGAGTGCCAACAAGCAAGTACGAATATTTAGCCACTCAAACGAGGTGCAAAATATTTGTTGGATGCCGAGAGGTTGGAAGTCTATGTGGTCGTCCTTTGCCAACGCCATTTTATCCTATCAGAAAACGGGACGCAACGCCCACGATGATGCTCCCGATGCACTCACTGGCACAGTGGAGAAACGCAGCGAGCCAGCCGAGGAGATTAAAGCCACAGATTGGGAAGATATTTTGTACTAAATTTTAGTTATTTTAGCCCTTAATTACAACTTCTTAAGCACCCAACACACACAGCAACCGCCATGGATATAGACCAAATTATAGACACCCAGAACAGATCTGCAGCCGCCATTATTGCCGACCTGAAAAGTAAGACGATATATGTGCCATCGTGGGCATCTCTTTTGCCCGAGTACGATGCACGCCAGCACCCAGTCATGAACAAGAACCTTTACCGTGACAAGGTGATGAAGAACGGCAGTGTAGAAAAGGTGACACGCATAACATTGCCACTCCAACGTTTGGCAGTAAAACGCATGAGTGAACTTCTCTTTGCCATCCCAGTAAAGCGTATTTACCACCCTCAGACCGATGAGGAGCAGACAGCGGCTCGCATTATTGAGAGCATCTACAAGCGCAACCGCATTAATTCGGTTAATATCATGCGTGCACGGGCTCTCTATGCCGCTTGCGAGACCGTGACTCTTTGGTACACGCAGGAGCAGGACGTTTACTATGCTGGTGAGTTGTCTCCCATCAAGATACGATGCAAAGTGTTTAGCCCCATGACTGGGGACATCCTTTACCCTCTTTTCGATGAGTACGATGATTTAAAAGCACTCTCAATTGAATACAGTCGCACCGATGGGCAAACCACCACTCGCTATTTCGATGTCTACACAAACAACCGCCATTTGCGTTTTCGAGGAGATGCCAACAGCAAGAACATGGACTTGGAAGTGGACGAGGTTATAACCATTGGCAAAATTACTGGCGTGTATATGCACCGCCCTGAGCCAATATGGGAAGACCAAAGCGAGAACGTCTACGAAGCCGAGTGGACGCTGAGCCGCAATGGCAACTACATTCGCAAGAACGCACGACCCAACTGGGTAGTGTTCTCAGACAAGAGCGTGCAACACGGCAAGGAAGCCAGCGGCGACAACGAGGGGCGCAACGTTCTGCAATACCCATCGGACGCCAAAGCCGAATATGTCACATGGCAGCAGGCAACGGACAGCATCAAGTTCCACATCGAGGAGATTAAGCGCAATTTCTTCATGTCTCTCCAGTTGCCTAACATGAGCATGGACGAGATGAAGAGCACCCCAATGAGTGGCGAAGCTCGTAAGATGCTATTCATAGATTGCCAACTCAAAGCATCGGACGAGGCTGGAATATGGTACGAAGCACTGGATAGGGAAACGAACATAATTCGCTCTTTGGTGGGTGCCATTTTCCCCGACTTGGCAGACGCCACCAAGACACTGAGCATCGAAAATGTTATTACGCCCTACAACATACGAGACGAGCAAGAACGCATTGATGTTATTAGCAAAGCGGCAGGTAACAAGCAAATACTTTCAGTTCGCACAGCCGTGGAGAAACTGGGCTATAATGAGAATATCGATGAGGAGATTGAACGGATCGAGGACGAGAACACTGGCGACATAATGGCTCAATCGTACGAGTAAGCATCGCACAACATAACACAGCTCTTACACAATCAAAAACAATCATTCCGTGAAAGCGAGCCGCCCCCTCCCATAGGAACACAACACCCCCGATGGACGGAAGGCGGTTCGCTCTTTTACCACCAACACACACACTGAGCAGAGATGGCAACGCAAAAGAAGAGGCGGAGTAAGTATTTCAACGAGAATAGGGAACGCCTCAGACTCCTCAAACTGTCGACTAACGAGATTTCTAATCTTTGGTACGATGCACAGACCAAGGCAATAAACTTGGGACTGCAGACTTCCTATGTCAACAACAACACCACCCAGCTCTACACTTTTAGTGATTATCCCGAGCTAAACAAGCAGATGGTGAAAGTGGTGAACACCCTAACCACCGATGCCGTCAACGCCATCAACGCCATTACAGAGGATGCGTGGCAAACAGCCAACCTGAAAACAGATGCACTAATTGCCAACTTGGCAGCCACAACTGGCATAGACCCTAAGTTGCTCGAGACCTTCAATCAAAACAATCTTAATGCTTTGGCAGCCTTCCAAAACCGCAAGGTGGCTGGCATGAACCTAAGCAAGAGAGTATGGAATATTACTGGCACTTTTACCCAAGAGATGGAGCTGGCACTTTCGGTCGCTTTAGCCGAAGGACGCAGTGCCGACAACATAAGTAGGGACGTCAGACACCTGCTCAAATACCCCGACAAGCTATTCAGGAGGGTACGCAATGAGTTCGGACAACTGGTGCTAAGCAAAGCCGCCCGAGCCTTTCACCCCGGCAGAGGCGTTTACCGTTCCAGCTACAAGAACGCCCTACGTCTTAGTGCCACCGAGACAAACATGGCATATCTTAAGAGCGAGCACACAAGGTGGGATGCCATGCCGTTTGTGGTAGGCTACAAAATAGAGACCTGCAAACAGAACCATCCCAAGCCCGACGTTTGCGATGACTTATCAGGTACTTATCCCAAGACATTTGTTTTCACGGGCTGGCATCCCTTTTGCCGTTGCATAACACAAGCCGTGATGAGCAGCGAGAAACACTTTGTGCAGTGGCTTAAGAACCACGAGGACGCAGAAGATTACACCCCACCAGCAGGCGAGGTGGTTAAAGATGTGCCTCAGAACTTCAAGACATGGATTAAGAACAACACCGACCGTATTGCCGCAGCTAAAGAGCGTGGTACGCTTCCTTATTTCCTCAAAGACAATGAGTGGGTTATTGATGGAGTGAAGGCGAAACCAGCTAAGGAGGTTAAGCAAGAGCAGAACCAAGGCGAAAAGACCTACGAAGAGAGAGTACAATCATTCCTTCAAGGTGATTTAAAGAACATGAAGTTAACCGAGGAGGAGAAGGAGGCGATGGCAAAAAATTGGGTGGAAATCGAGGACTACTTTGGCATTAAAAAGGGAGCACTAATGACACCCGAACAAGCCGACATTCAAAGTGCCAATCCTAACTATTCAATAGATTATGGATATAGGGTTAATTGCGCCACATGCTCACCATGTTACGTATTACGAGAGATGGGCTTCGATATTATTGCTAATTCTAAATACGCCACAGAACATAATAAATGGATGGCGGTAAGTAGAAATTCTTTTAAAGTATGGATAGAGACCGACAAATCGCAAGCCATTGAAACCTCATTTAATGATTGGTTAAAGAAACATGAAGATTATAAACAGATGAGCCCCAAACGTTATCAAGAGTTTTTTGAGGAAGCCTGCAAAGAGAATGGGACGTATATTGTTTTAGTTACTTGGAAAGGACGAACGTGTGGTCACGCAACGATTATTAAGAAAACGAATGATGGTATTTTTTATATTGAACCACAAACTAAGGCAGGACTAAAGAGCGAGAGTAACGCATTGCGCCCATTATCAGACCTATATAATAGCATGAGTCCAAAACAATATTGGTGTGATGGAGTATTAAGAGTAGATAACAAAACATTTAACGTGGAATACTTAGATATTTTCACTGCAAAAAAAAGTCAATAGAATTTCCCCAAGACACCCAAGGCATCAAATCCACTAATCTCAATCACTTTATCTTCCCTATACAGATATACCATAGGGAAACCTGTTTTACGTGGTACTTTGCATGTATCTTTCACCACATATGCATCGCCACCTTCATATTTACCAAGGTACTTAATCCGGCACTGACCAAGAGCAGCCATGTAATCTTTTGCGGCTTCCTTTACTTGGGTGGGTATAGTTTGTTTAGTCATAGTCACTTGCAATTGTTTAAAAATCTAATTTATCAATACAGAACAAAACCACCATACGTACAACTACGTAAAAACATAACGTAAATTTGCGTATTTTAGCGAAAATAATTCTAACTTTACCATGAGCAAAGAAGAAATCATAGCAGCACTGCAAGCCAAGTTCGGAGGCATTCCTTCCGACACCATAAGCGGGATAGCCGAAAAGTTAGCAAAGACCGCAGACCCCAGCGCAACAGATGCCAACACCCTTATCGAGGGGATAACATTTGCCGACATTGTGAAGAGTTATGGAGACAGCCGTGCACAGTCAGCAGCACAAACCGCCGTGAGAAACTACGAACGTAAGTTTCAACTCAAAGACGGAGCACCCATTACACCAAACACACCACCTCAGACACCAGCCGACACAACTCCTCACAACAACCCAAACCCCAACAGCATTCCAAGCCAGCAGCCCCAGCAGCCAGCAGCACAGCAGCAGCCCCAGCAGGACATTGCAGCCCTCATTGCACAAGCCGTGGCGCAAGCAGTTTCCCCACTGCAAGACCAGCTAAACCAATACAAGGGTCAGCAACTGCAAACGGCAAGAAAGAGCAGATACGAAGCCGCCATCAAGCCACTCCCTGAGGGCATACGCAAACAGTACCTTGCTTCATTCGACCGCATGAGCTTTGCAGACGATGAGGACTTCGAGCAGTATATGACACAGTTCACGCAAGAGACAAAAGCCATTGCCGATGACATTGCCAAGCGTGCAACAGTTATGACACCGCCCAAGTCGGCTAACACACCACTCGACATGACAAAGGTCGACCCCATGGTCATTAACCGTGTCAACCGTATCAATGCCGAGGCGCAGGCAGCCCCCTCTCCTTTCGTCTCATTCCCTCAGAAGGGCAACCTTGGAATGACGCAGCCCGGTCTTCCAACAGCACCAGCAGCACAACCCACAGCAGCCAACCAAGCAGCCAAGTAGGCTATGAACCGTGCCGCCCCTCACTGCAAGAGACCAGCACAATTAGTTTATTAAACTCCTTAACACAAACACACTTATACAATGGCAAACTTCACTTACAACGATGCAGTGGGCAACACCCCCATCGCCATAGACCAAGTTTTTGCAGAAAAGCAGGGCGGAGGTTTAGTTCGCTCGCTTTCAGTAACCATTCCCGAGGGCACCGCAGTTGGTCTCTCAAATGACAATGTTTTTCGAGTAATCAAAGCCTATCGTCTCACAGCCGAGGCAGGGTCAAGTGACACCACTATCAAAATTGCCAAAGGCAGTGGCGTGGCAGTGGGAGACGTTATTGCAACTGGCAAAAAGGGCGTAGCATGCACAGCCGTAGACACCAGCAACGCCGCCTACGATGTAGTAACTGTTTCACTTGGCACAGTACTGGCAGCGGGCACTGTTCTCTATCAAGCCGCAGCCGCATCCGCCAGCGCAGCCGCCCCCATCTACACTCCTCTTTTCGTAACTGGTGCCGAAGTGCCAGCCAACAGTGGCGATGTCCCCACACGTCTCGTCAACGGTGCTAACCTACGCAAGGCAACCGCCAACGTGGCAGCCGAGGTCGTAGCTCTTATGAAGAGTGTCGAGCTCGTTTAGTTTTAACCCAAACACATTTTATCAGATATGAGCAGCATAAATAAACCCCTATTCGATATAGATAAGATGGGCATGCAGCTGACCGTGAACAGCTATTTGCCCGGCACTGGTTTCGCATGGCAGAAACTTTTCCCCCTTAAGTATGTGCCAACCCTTGACATAAAAGGTTTGGAGGGTAACGAGGGCATCCCAGTGGCAGCCGACCGTGTTGCCTTCAACACCACCGCCCCACGCAAAACACGTAGGAAGGTAGGCAGTTGGGAGGGCAAACTTGGCAAGATTGCAGTGGCTAAGGAGAAGAACGAAACCGACATTATCGAGTATCGCAACCTGCAGACCTTGGCAGCCGCAAGCGATGACCCAGCCACCGCCAACTATCTCGTAGACATGGTCTACGATGATATGGACTTCTGCAACAAAGCCATGGATGCACGTGTAGAAATTGATGCCATGCGAATAGGTTCATCGGGCTTCCATACCTTCACTGCAGACATTGACGGTGACATGGCAACAGCAGACGCCATCAACTTCAACATCCCAGAGGACAACTTCCATGGTGCTAAAGTTGTTTGGACAGATGCCGACAAAGCCGATGGCATTGCCGATATTATTGCCGCCCAAAAGGCTATTGCAAAGAAGGGTCTCAACAAACCTATGTTTGCTATTTTGGAGCAGGAGGCATTCGACGCCCTTTTGGCTCAGACTAAGACCATGAGGCGACTTTTCCCTCACTTCGATGCCAACAGTCTTTCAGTTGCTTCACAGAGTGTAACAGCCGATGACCTCAACCGCTATCTTTCATCTCACAACCTCCCCCAAGTTATCGTAATCGATAGCTATGCAACCGTGGAGCACAAAGATGGCAGCCATGAGACCGTGAAACCTTGGAATGAGAATGTAGTAACTCTTTCGCCCACCGCACAGTTGGGATACACTTACTACACCAACGTACCCACACTGACAGAGACCGCAGCCCTCCAAGTGCAAGGCGCATTCTATAAGGTTTCTCGCTATTCCGAGGACGATCCAATGAAGGAGATTACTAAGGCTGAGGCATACCTCCAGCCCGGTCTCATCAACCGTGCCTCGCTTGCTTTCATCAACGTCAACGCCACCACTTGGAACTCGGGTGATAAGGCGTGATAATCCCAAATAGTGAGTCCAATCTTTTCGTAGTTCTTTCTTTCATCTTTCCGATACGTTAGTTTGTTAGTTTTTCCTAAGTCACCCTCCAAGGCGTGAACTTTCTTACTGGTCATTTTCTCTTTGCCTCACGCTAAGGAGGGGGACTTAGGTTTCATGCTAACACACACAACGGAACAGAGAACGAGCAGAACGAGAACAGAGGGGACGCAACCAACCATAAGAACCGACACCGAGCAATGACCATTTTTAACGCCCTACGCACTTTGTCAGGTTACCCACTAAGCACTGACACCTACACCATGGCAATAATGGTGGCAGGTCTCAATGCCGATGAAGAGGCAACGACAGAAGTCATGAACTCGAAAGCATTCAGACACGCCACCGCCATCGTTTACCGAGCACTAAGTGAAGCACCCAACGTTTCACAAGGTGGGGTCTCCTATACTTTTAGTGAGGACGACCGCAAACGACTGGCAAACCGTGCCGCTCAGATACTAAACAGTTTGGGCAAGGATGCAGCCGATGAACTGGGGGTTAACTTTGGCTATCAAGGCGAGGACTTATAAGGCAAGAAACCGAACGTGTTATGATTATTGAAAACGGAACACTGACCATTAAGAACATTACCACCGCAACCGATGAATACGGCGCCACGGTGATATTGGACGAGCAGCAGGCTCAGACCCTACCTTGCCAATGGCAGGTGAGCAAACTAAACTTTGCTGCAGTGGTACGCAACTTTGCCGATGGCGAGGGCGCAGTGAACTACACAGACAAATCATACACAGTCTTAGTGGATGGAAACCAAGTGGAGAGCATTATTGCAGCCCAAGAGTTAACCCTAACCACCACAGACGGCACGAAGCTTAAGACCTCACAGCCCCAGTCGGTAACGTTCCTATTTGCAGTAGGTATGACACAAATAACCATCTAAACACCCCCTTAAGCCATGCCAGTTCAAATTAAAGTGACCAACCTCGAAAACCTGACCAAGGCGAGCGAAGAAATTCGGCTTAAAGTGTTCCGAGCAGCACAGCGAGCAGCCGAGGAGGGGCTCAATGAAGCTAAGGCGCATCACTCTTACATTGACAGAACTGGCAACCTTACTCACTCAATGGGAATGTATAGTAGGTTAGGAGATGCAGCCCCCTACGAACTCATTGAGTCAGACAGCTTCAAAGGGGCGGACTACCTTAACAAAGTGGAGCAGATGTACAAAGACCACGACATGGCAGTTGCCATAACGGCTGGCATGGAATACGCTGGTATTGTGGCATCACGAGGCTACTCAGTTTTAGAAGATGGCGAACGTGTTTTTCTCGAGAAGATTAAAACATACCTTTCCGCAATAACAAGCAAGTAGAACCCACTACACAGAACCGAGAACCAATTATGTTACTTACACCCTTGGAAGTCGAAAACGACTTTTATAACATGATTAAGGCAGCCGACATAGCCACCAAAGTAAACGGCGGAGTCTATGCAGGAGGGCAGCGACCTCAGAACTCCACAAAGGAGGACATTGAGGTTATTTGCACTACTCTTTCGGCAACCGAGGTTAAGGAGGGTATTGTAACATTGCTCATTTACGTTCCCAACGTGCCGCAAGCAGCCAGCAAGGGCGCAACAGTGGCTAACCGCCCACGACTGACCACATTGGCACGAGAACTAACCACATGGGCAGAAGCTCGAGACATTGCAGAGGGCTATTACTTCAAACCCAAGGAGGCAGCCAGCATCGTACCAATCCCCGAGATTGCTCAACATGCCGTATCGTTACGCCTCACTTTTAGACATTACTCATAAACACCAAACACAAGAACACTATGTCAACTATAGCATGGGGCAAGCCCCGCATATTCGTAAAGAAAGCAGGTGAAACCACTTGGAAGGAAGTACCAACCCCCAAAGAAGGCTCCGTGTCACTCGAGACATCGAAAGGCGACAAGCAGGAGGCAAAAATTGAGGGTGGCGAGTATTTCGATGTTAAGTACAACGCCAACACATACGCACTCTCTTTCGAGGAGTTCATCGCCAAAGATCGTAAACCCTCCTTTACAGATGTAGATGGTGTGGTGGCAGGCTCATTCGAAGTCTACCTTCAACCCGAGGACGCTGCAGTTCCGGGCTTCCATATTGCCAAGGGCACTATTAGTGCAGAACACACCTACACAGTTTCCGATGGCGCAACCGTGAAATACTCCATTGATGCTCTCAAAGACGGCACACACGCTCAGGTAGAGTGGGGCACTGTTTCCGTAACAGAGAATGAAGGCGTGATTTCCAACATCGCCATTGTACTCGTTTAGCGAGTAACCTTTTTTGTCTTAAGACCGCTACCTTAGGACGCTTCAGAGAGAGGCGGAGTGCTCATTCAGAGGTGGCACTCCGCCTTTACTTTTTCTTTCTTATTCGTTCATCACACTCACACACTCGAAAACACATGAGAGACAACACCAGTCCCACCGACCTATCGCAAGAGATGATAGATACCCTTTTGGGCAAGTCTTTTGATGTGAACATAGGCAACCGTACTTTTACGGTTGCGAGGGCAAGTCTTGGGAAAATATTACTTCTCAATGAGGTGACCAGCCAAATAACGCCCTACATTAAAGTACCTGACACAATGAAGGGCAACCGCCAACTGCAAAGCCTATATGTTATTGCAGCCGTGGGAGGCATGGTAAAACGACCAGAGCAAAGAACCCTTATTATTCGGTCGCTTGCCATCACGCTCCTCAACACACGTCACGAACTTATGAGTGCCAGCAACCGCACCCAAGTGGAGCAGTATATTACCTCCCATCTTTCGGACGAAGAGATTGCATCCCTATATATCAACCTCAGAACCTTCGAGGACGTGGACGGATATATTAAGGAACTTGGGATAGGACGAGAGATTGAGAGGATGAACAAGGCACAGAAGGTCAAAAAACAGTCGAATACCCTTACTTTTTGCGGTGTTTCTGTTTGGGGCAACCTGATAGACCCAATAGCAGAACGATACGGCTGGACGCTCGATTACATCCTTTGGGGCATCTCGTTTGCTAACATTCGTATGCTAATGGCAGACCGCCGCAAGGAGGTTTACCTAACAGACGAGGAGCGCAAGAAAGCCCACATCTCAACAGATGGCATACTCGTTAACGGAGACGATGCCGAAGCCGTAATGGCTTTTATTCGTGCCAACAGATAACGCACCAAACACACACCATTTTCAACCCCTTAAACACCCTTTGCAGTCATGGCTGAAAGTTCACAATATCACGTCTCATTCACTGGAGACACCTCGGATCTGACCAAGCAACTCAATGCAGTTATTTCCACCCTCAACAACATGGAGAAAACGACCCAAAAGAGTGGCGATGACATGGACGCAATGTTTAAACGTCTTGCATCCACAGCCGCCACCGCTTTCGCTGGCTTCTCAGTAAAAGAGTTCGTAAAGAGTGTGGTGGACGCACGAGGGCAGATGCAGCAGTTGGAAGTTGCTTTCGAGACCATGCTGGGCAGCAAGAGCAAGATGCAGAAACTCATGGACGAGTTAACACAGACGGCACTTGTTACACCTTTCGAGTTCGATGATGTAGCCAACGGTGCTAAGCAGCTATTGGCATACGGAACAGCAGCCGAGGACGTGAACCAAACTATCAAAACGTTGGGTGATGTGGCAGCAGGCGTGGGAGCACCCATTGGCGATATTGTCTATCTCTATGGCACACTGCAGACCCAAGGGCGTATGTATACCCAAGACCTCAACCAGTTCACGGGACGAGGCATCCCCATGATTGCAGAGCTTGCCAAACAGTTTGGAGTGACAGAAGGCGAGGTAAAAGGTTTAGTGGAGGCTGGCAAGGTAGGTTTTCCCGAGGTGCAACGAGTCATGGAGTCACTGACATCGGAAGGCGGACAGTTCTTTAACCTCATGGAGAACCAAAGCAAGACAATCGGCGGTCAAATCTCCAATTTGCAGGACAACTTCGCAAGCATCCTAAATGAGATTGGCAAGCAAGCCGAGGGACTTATTACGGACGTTATTGGCGGAGCCGCATCGGCACTGGAGCACTACAAAGAAATAGGCACTGTTTTGGCAGCCCTTGCCACCACATACGGAGTCACCAAGGCAGCCGCAGTGGCTTATAACGTAGTGCAGAAAGCCGCCGCTGGTCAAGGCATTATTATTGGCATTCAGAACCAAATAAAGGCTTTAGTGGGACTCACAGCCGCCCAAAACGCTCAGACGGTGGCAGTGGAGAAGGGTCGACTGGCTCAGATTAAAGCCAACATGGCAGCCAATGCCAACCCCTATATATTGTTAGCAACAGCCATTGTGGGAGCGTGCGCAGCCATCTATCAATATGTAAAAGCAAACGATGTGGCTGGCAAAACTCAGAGTGCTTTTACCGAGCAGAGCGCAGAAGCCGAAGCCAGCGCACACGCACTGTTCAACACCCTCAGAGAGTGCAAAGAGGGCAGTGCAGAGTACAACGCAGCACTCAAAGAACTCAATGACCAGTACCCTGATATCATTGCAGCCCACACCGACAGCGCAACTGGCATCCTAAACATTGCCAAAGCCGAGGAGGAGGTTTGCAAAGCCATCGAGAAGCGAGTGGCGATGCAGCTCATTGCCGATGCTAAGACGCAAGCCGCCCAAGATGCCATCCAAACACGTATGGAGGCAGCGCAAGAGATACGTGAAAATTTCGAGATGGTGGCAGCCGATATTTTCGAGGACAGCGGACTGGATGAGAAGGCAGCAGCGCAAAAGGCATCAGAGATAACTGGCTTCTTTATTCGCACCCTAAAAGAGAACACGGCTAATATTAACCTTAGTAGCTTAGACCTTACCACCGATGAAGGCGAGAAGCAAGCCGAAAAGATGATGCAGGAGGCAAGGCAAAAGACACTCGATGCCGTGGCGCAGCAGTTTGCAGCCGAAGGTTTGGGATATAATGATGCAGTGAGAGTATTAACCGAAGGTCTTTCGGCGTGGGACTTCCAGTCTTTGCCCTTCACAATCCAAACCATGTTTGGCAACAAAAAGGACATGCAAGATGCACGAGATGCCACCGATGATTGGGTTAACTCTTACATCGAGGAGCAGAAGATTATTCAGGAGACACAAAAAGCCCTATCGGAAGCCACCGCCTACGAAGACCGACCAGCCAACAGTGCCAACGGTGCCACCGCCACCACAGCAGCCGAAACAGATGCAATTAGCAAATTGGAAGAGGCAAAGCAACGTCTCCTAACAGCCCAAACCAACTACAACAAAGCAAAGAAGGAGGGTAACGCCGAGGCGCAAGCAGCAGCCAAACAAGAGGAGGCGCAAGCCAACAAAGACATCAAGACACTGGAAAAGGAACTGACCGTGCGAGGGCAGATTTCTGACCATGTAAAGTTTCTTCAAGACCAGCTAAAGCAAACCAACGTAGGTAGCAAGGAGGAGAAAGACCTGCAGAACCGTATTACCCGACTCAACAACAAGATAAAGGAGCAAAGCGGCGGCAGCAGCAGCAAAGGCAGTGCAAAGAGTTCCGACCTCACCGAGGAGCAGAAGCTAAGAGCCGAGCAACTCAAAGCCCTCAGAATAACAGAGCAAGCGAGGATAGACCAAATGCAAGAGGGGGCAGCCAAAGAGTTGGCACAAATTAAACTCAATTACCAGCGCAAACTGGATGAGATACGGCTGCAAGAACAACGCCTAAAGAACCAAGCCGCAAACGAGAACGCCAGCGGCAAACGAGCAACGGGCGACCTAACGGCAAGCGAGAGTGCCACGATAGACAACCTACAGTCCGATGCATACCGTGAGTACCAAGCCAATTTGCAACAAGCCGCCAAACGTCTGTTAAATGAGACTCAGAGCTACTATGACAAGCGAGCTAAACTCATTGAGGATGGAGAAGCCAAGATTGCCGCCCTTCAACAGTTGGCAAGCCAAGGAGACATAACACAAGACGATGCCAAGCAACGCACCGAGGAGATAAATTACCAGCAGACCCAGAGTCTGGATGCCATGGATTTAGAGCAAGCCCAGCGAGACGTCGATTTTCGTATTTGGCAAGACACCCTAACCACCATGGCGCTGGACACCTTGCAAGCCGCACTAACAGAGGCGCAGAACCAACTGGAAATCCTCGAGAGCGACAGTGGGTTAAGTGACAATACCGAACTCATTAAGTTACGTGGGCAGGTGGCAGCCTACAAGAAGGAGGTTGAGAACAAGAAAACCAGCACCAGCAAGAGCGACAAAAAGGAGATTAAGGAGGAGACCAAGGCTTATAAGCAACTGGCATCAGGCATCAAAAAATGTGGCTCGCAACTTAGTACGTTGGGTGAGGAGATTGGTGGCGTGGGAGGTGAAACGCTCACAGCACTGGGCTCAATCACCTCATTTGCTGGTGGCATGATTGATAGTATGGTGCAACTGGCTTCTATTTCGTCACAAGAGATACAAAATGTTTCTACGTCAGTGGCAACAGCCATAAGAGCCGTTGAAACCGCTTCTGTTATCCTTGCTATCATTGAGGCAGTTATCCAGTTGGGTCAAGCAATGGCAAGTATCTTTGGAGACAAGGGCAACGACACCACGGGGCTGCAAGAGCACTATCAACGTGTTGCCGATAGCCTCGACACCGTGATTGATAAGCAGCAGCAGGTTCTCGAGAACGCAACAGCGGGCGAGCAGTTGGACAATTCTGTTTCTAAGATTACAGAAGCCGCCAACGCACAGTGGGAGGCGTATCTTGCCAAAGCCGATGCACGTGGCGACTACCGAAATGGAAATGCCCACTCGGTCAAGTATCGAAATGCAGATTTGGTCAAACAATATGCAGCTCAGATGTCCGCTCTCACTGGCAAAGACAATAGCTATTTTCAAGACTTCGAGAGTATGCTCAATCTTTCGGCGGAGGACTTCAGACTCATCCAAACCGAACTTCCTTACTTTTGGGCAAGCCTCGACGAGGAGTGGACGGCTTCCATCAACAAAGGTCTTGAAGCTCTTGACCAGATTGAGGAGGTTAACGAGAAAGCCAATGAAATTCGCCTCGGCTTCTCCAAAGATGATTTCACATCTTCGTTTTCCGATACCCTAACCGATGGGCTGGACAGCGTGGAAGATTTTGCAGAAAGCATGGAGGAGATGATCCGTCAAAGCATAATAAATGGCATTGTGTTTGACCAAGAGACGAAAGACCAACTGGAAAAACTCTATGCAGACATGGCAAAAGTGAGTCAGACAGAGACGATGACAGAGGAGCAGAAGGCGCAAAAGCTAAAAGAGTTGGGCGATGAGGCTCAGAAACTCTATGAAGCCAAGGCACAGCAGGCGCAAGAACTCATGGATGCCGCTGGACTGTCAACATCGGATGCCGACCGTGAAGCCGACACAGCTGGTTTTAGTGGCATGACACAAGACACAGCCGAGGAGTTAAACGGACGTTTTACAGCCATTCAGGGTCATACGTACCTAATAACTCAGACGGTGCAAAACTTGCTAACTGGGCAGAGTGCACTGGCTAACACCATTGGTGCCATTGCTGGCATGGGGTCGCAAGCCCTCATTTTCCAAAGCCGTATTGCAGAGGCAACGGAGAAGACGCTTAGTTTGCTGCAAACCATTAATGCAAAGGGACTCAGAATAACAGAGTAAATTTTACTAAATTTAACCCATAAGCACACTTAACACAGACATGGAGATTACTGATTTGCTTAATGTCTATGGGTGGGGAGTGGCGGCTGGCACTTATTCCAGTTTGCTTAGTTTACCTCCCATCAAGACGATGACATACGTTGACTGGCCCGAAGAGACCAGCGTGGAGTTCGACACCACAGCCCCAAGGTTGCAAAATAAGACCTTCACAATTAACTATATTAGCATCCTTAGCAACATTGGCGAGACTCCTGAACTCGAGACCGTATTTAGGGAGAAGCAATATTGGGAGGAGGTTCAAGTCTCCAAAGCACTGTTCTTTCAAGATTATGCCAAGGACGAGACCAGCGGCAAGGTCAGTTACGCCCCCTTAGCACTCACACTAAGAGTGACTGGCATAACCAAGACAATCACTAACAGTGTGTGCAATCTTGCCATCTCTTTTAGCATGGACGACCCATGGCAAGCCCAAGGCACATGCACGCCCGATGAGCTAACCAGCAAGAACACCACACGGTGGACGATTGATGGGGTGGACATGGGGCAATATGGTTTTTACCCTCTTTCGGGCACGTTAGCAGCCTTTTGCACCGATGGCACTGTAAAGGATGCACTGGAGTGGGAGAGCACCACGGAACACGGTTTAAGGGTCGACACCTCCACCGTGCAACCCCGGGGCAAGACATCGCACGCCATGACCTTCTTATTTAACCAGCCAACAGAGAAGGCGTGGACAATGTTACGCACCTTTCTTAGTTCTATGACCAAGTCAGGATTGAGACAAATAACAGCCCCCAATGGGCTTATTCGCAATTGTGTTTACTCCTCTTGCGAATGCATAACAGCGCACGTGAACCAAAGCCAAACATGGGCTAAATTCACGCTTACAATCATTGATTAAACCACCAACGCACATACACAATAATCACAATGGCACTGAATATTTACACCAAAGAGACGGACGGAACAGAGACCCTATTTTTGACCGTTTACCCAACGGATGACAGTTATCACCTTTCCGAGCTTCAAGGCAAAGATGTTTGTGAGATTAGACTGGAAATGGCTCAATATGTCAATTTTCCGTTAGGTGCTTATATCTATTGGCGAGGCGAGAAGTACACACTGGACACGCCAGCCATTGTGGAGAAGAACGGAGCCGCCAAACTGGAATATACTCTTACTTTTCAAGGCACGGTGGCAACCCTTAGTAAGTATATCACACGCCACATTGTGGACGGGGTTCTGCAAGATGCTAAGGTCAAGTTCTCTATTACAGCATACCCACATGAGATATTGCAACTCATTGTGGACAACCTGAACTACAGAGACAGCGGATGGACGGCTGGTACGTGCGAACCAACCGACACCGTGGTGCTCTCTTTTACCCAAACCACTATTAAGGATGCATTAAGCCAACTGGCAACAGAGACGGAGTGTGAATATGAAGTGGAGGGGAAGACGATTTCAATCAAGAAGAAAGTCGAGTATTATAAATCCTCTCCTTTGGCACTGCAATATGGCAAAGGCAATGGACTACGTCCGGGCGTGGGGCGCAAGAACTCGAGCGACAGCAACCCCATGGAGGTGCTTTTTGTGCAAGGTGGTGAAAGAAACATTAATAGTGCTACCTATGGCAGTCAAACTGTTTTGCTCCCAGCAGGGATGCCCACCATTGGTTTCGATGGTGAACACTTTTCGGATGAAGATGGATATAATGAGGTGAACGCCCGCACATACAAAGCCTCGGAAGACCGAATGAGCATCGGCAGAGCCGACAAGGAGCTAACACACGCCACTGAGGCGGCGGCTACGTTTGATGATGTTTACCCACACCGCGAGGGTACGATTACTTCCATTGTGGAGGAGAAAGAGAATATTATTGATTTTGTGGACACCGCCATCCCCAGTACACTCGACTATAAGGCACTAACAGCCGAGGGGCAGAGTCTTACGGTCGTGTTTAACAGTGGTATGCTTTGTGGTAAGGAGTTCGAGGTTAATTACATTGCCTCCACCAAAACTTTCCAACTCATTAACACCACCATCGATGGGGTGAACATGCCTAACGATGTGTGGCGACCTGCAGTGGGAGACCGTTATGTTGTTTTGAATATGTATATGCCCGATGAGTTCCTTTGCGACACTAAAAACAAAGCAGGTGCCGAGTGGGAGCTATTCCGTGAGGCGGTAAAATATATGTTCGACAACGAGGACAATAAGTTTGATTTTAGTGGCAAGCTGGACAGTATCTATGCTCATAACAATTGGGAGAACATTGGTGGCAAGATTAAGGTGGGGAGTTATGTGAAGTTTACCGACCCGCAGTTTGAGGCGGATGGTGTTTTGTTACGCATCCAGTCGGTTAAGGAGGGTATTAACGACCCTTATGCTCCTGAGCTAACATTGTCTAATAAGCAGTCGTCGGCTTCCATCGCAAGCAAGATTGTAAACATCGAGAAGGAGACGCCCTATAAGATTGAGTTGGCAAAGAAGGAGGCGCAGAACTATGCCGCACGTAGCTATGCACAAGTGAGGGAGACAACCGCCATGCTTCAAGAGCAGTTTGCAGCCCTTGGCAACTTCGATGAGAGTATTTCGCCCCTTAGTGTGCAGACCATGCAGCTCATTGCAGGCGATGAGAGCCTACAGTTTGAGTTCATTGATAGCACCACCGCCCCCACGGTTATTACGCCCGTTATTTCGTGCACGGGGGGGCGGCTTAACATTGCTTATTCTAACACCACCGATGTGCCATTCTATCTCAGACATCGCACCTTGGGTCAGACAACGATGAGCACCGCCACAGCAGAGCGGACGTACCTAACTTGGGAGGTCTACAATTGGGAGAGTGGTGATTTAGACCCCAAGAAGCCCTATTACGTTTACGCCCATTGTCCACACGACACCACGACGCAAGCCACGTTTAAGGTGTCGGACACCGCCATTGCCATGGATGCCGATGCCGATGCCTATACTTTGCTCCTTGGCTTCCTGAACACGGCTGCAGATGCAGATGCCGACCGTACTTTTGCGCAGATGTATGGTTACACGGAGATTTTGCCCAGTCGTATTACAACTGATAAGATTGTGAGTGCCGATGGCAAGACCTATTTCGACCTTGTTAATGGCGAGATTGGCGGAAACATCAAGTTCACGGCTACAGCGGACAACACGAGTGTTATTAATTCTATCATTAATAACAACACAACGGTGAAAAATGCGCAAGCACAAGCCGAGTGGGCGGAGCAACTTGCAGATGGGGCTTCTCTTTCGGCTGACAGCGCAATGGCAGATGCAAGCAATGCTCTTTCCACCGCCAACAGTGCTAAAGCGGCTGTTGCCAACGCTGGACTGGCGGGGAGGAACTATGCGCTCAAAACTTCGGTGCCAGTAACTTACACAAGCACGAACCACACCAAGCAAATAACTTACTATTACTATCAAGGCGTACTCGGCAACGCAGCATCCTTGAAAGGCGCAACGGTTACGGTCTCTTTCGATTATGAGGTTACACTTGTGCAGGGCTCGTTTATCCTCATGGTAGACCAAGTTTGGTTCGGGCTAAAGGAGTTTAATAACAGTGGTGGAGACGGAACTGTTGCAAAAACTTTAAAAGAAAATGGTCACTTTTCCAAGACTTTTACTCTTCAGCAAACACTGACACGAATTCAGTCGATTGCAAGCAACAGTGGTCTCCCATTGGGCTACGTTTACATTCAAGGCAATTTTGAGGGCAGTTGTCGACTAAGCAACTTCAAGTGGGAACTGGGCAGTACGGAGACGGCTTGGCAGCCAGCACCCGAGGACTCGCAATATCTTTTTCAGACGCTTACAGAAGCAAGAGGCGACAAAACTGACATTCAAGGAGGTCTTGTACTAAGCAGTTTTCTTGGTGTTAGGAACACTGGCGGTACTATTGTGGCTGGATTGAGCGGAGCAGATAGTGCAGTGCAGAGCCTAACACCTATGATTTGGGCAGGAGCAACGTCCAACACCGATGATGGCTTGGATGCCGCCAGTTTCCGTGTCTACAACAGTGGCAAAACGGTGATGAAGAACGCCAAGATTTTAGGAACGGATGGCAGCAAGGGTATGACCATTGAGGGTGGTGTTATTCGATTGGGTACGGTCTCAAACGAGGAGATATCGGACACCGCATGCAATATGAAAATTACGCCTAACAAGGACTATACAACCGTTGGTAATCAGATTAGTGCTTTGGGTACTATATCGGATCGTTTGTGGGCATCGACTACGGAATCAACTGCCAAGTCTTTTTCCCCTTCTATTTCTTATAGTTTGTCAACATTGGGCGCTATATCTCAAACGGCAACCACTTATACTAAGATTTCTTCATTCACTATAGCCAGCACAGCAGCATCGGGAACGCTAACTTTTACTAACGATAGTATTGCAGGCTCGTCCTATTATGGACCTATGCAACTTGTTTCATGCTCCAATGTTAAAGCTACATTACATAGTTCTTTAAGGGCTTTTTCGCTAAATGTAGATATGTCGATTACGTTCCAATGCGTAGTTTATAAAAATGGTGCAGAGACCCTTGAACTCTTTTCTGTTAAAAAATCGGCAAGCGATAATGCTGGAGCGGATATAGATGATGTCGAGGTTACTTCATGTTCCAAGTTGCTATCTCTTTCTGACTTGCAAAGTGTGTTAAGGTGGCAAGGAACAAAGACAATGCCTTTTGCGGCAAGTGACGTTATAGAGATACGACTGTATTGCACAATTTGGATGCAAGGCAGTGGAACGTACACACTTAAGCCAACGGGCGAAACAAAGCCAACACTAACCATAAGTTTTAAGCCTACATTGGGCTTTCAAATGGTGGGAGTATGCACTCCACAGCAGCCAATATATTCCAATAACTATTGTGGAAATGGTTATACTCTTTCATCGACAGCCTCCAAGTATATGGCAGTGAACTCCACAGCGAGCGATGGTGAGATTATGAGGCTAAGGAGTAGCTCCGCCATGGTCAAGTTCAACTCCAGCGGTCTACTCCAATCGCTGAACGGAGGAAGCAGCTTCAATAGGGTCAACCCTTTTGTTGGTTTTGTTAAGTTAACTTATAATTCAAGCAAAACATACGATGCCGAATGGCGTTTTTGGTGGGGCGAAGGAAACAAGCCTTCAATTATATGTACCAAAACTGCAACTGGTACTGTTTCACTGGAGCATAACGCAAATTATGTATCTTATATTTGGTGGGATATATTAATTATCAATGGAACTAATAAATACGGTCGAACTGTTTCATGCAGAAATGATACAAAGATACATTCATATATATATATCATGAATGGAAATAGTTTAGCTGACCTCCCTAACATTGGAGATTGTATACTACTAATGTTAATGAATAACACGTCAGTTTAGAAATTAAACTTTAACTTTGCATAAAAGGAACACGAACATGAAACAATTTTTAATTTTATTGGTGGCGTTATTTGGGACGTTCACTGTATTCATTGCTTGCGATGATGAAAACAACGGAAAACTCGAGGGTTTCGCTAAGATATACATTCAAGGCAAGAACATAACCAACAAGTTTCTCCATGAAAATGCAGATGGCTCTCAAAGACTGCTATCTATTGAGGAAATTTGCAAGGGAGACTCGGTGTCTATTGTGATGGAGCATAGGCTAACTGGAGCGACATCGTCACATATATGCGTAATAACACCTGTCGAAGATTGCCCCGCTTATGGAGCCATAGATACTATTAATATGCGATTAGCACTAAATGCAGAAAATATTGAAACTATTCACGCTGCGGCATACTATTTTGATAATTCATATAAGATGTATTTGCAAAAATATGAACCCAATTACAAACACACAGATACAATAGCATATATGCCATCAGAGTATCGTTTGGAAGCCTACGAAAAGTTAGAAAAACTCTTTAGCGAGGAGGAGCTAAACTGGACAGAGATATACAGAGTATTCAACGAAGGCTTCATATTCGTGCCCTGCACTGGCGAGGAGTACAAAGAGTTAGTTGAAAAGGGGCTTGATTAGGCTCACTTTTTCCCCGACATAACCACAGCCACAAACACAGAGCGTCCCTAATATGCGTACCCACGCACGTTAGGGGCGTTTCTTTGTGGGGGGTAGCAACTTGACACATTAGGGAAGAACCACGGAATATGTACACGAAACTCCCATTTCGTTAACACGTTCCGATATATATGATGATGAAAAGGCGGTTTTGTTAACACATCGTTATGGGGAAAGGAGCTATTTTTGTGGTGGTATATAATATTGACTTTTCCAGATAGAAAAATGAACCGCCCCAGTGCCGTGATGGTATTGGGGCGGTTTTTTATTTCCACCCATCAAGCCTTCAATTTAGTTATCTTTGTAATAGGCTGCAGAATACAAATACACATTAACACACTTATCAGACAATGAGCAAGACAATTAAAGATTATTTCGACATCCAAGAGCTCGTATGTCGAGACACCTACAACAAATACGGCAACGAGGCATGGCAGTTTTTGGACGACCGACTCCTTGCCAATCTCCTTTGGCTACGAGAGAACATTGACAAGCCAATTTTTGTCAACTCGTGGGCAATAGGTGGCAAACTGAGCGAGAGGGGACTACGATGCAACCTTTGTTCGTTAGTAGCCAGCAAGACCAAGAGCGGGACTCTTTACCTCAGTGCACACCAAATGGGCAAGGCGGTGGATTTCGATGTAAAGGACATGAAAGCGGAGGAGGTGCGAAAGTGGATCGTGGCTAATGCCGCACGGATGCCATACCCATGCAGGTTGGAAAACTATGTAACGTGGGTTCACATGGATGTGCGATGCTATAATCAGACACAGAAAGTTAAACTATTCAATGCGTAGGATGATTTATGGAGATAGACTGGGCAACGATAATAACAGCCATTGTGGGCGCAGTGGGGGGCGGTGGACTGACATCTCTTTTCTTCATGAAGGAGGACAAGAAGAAGAAGACACTGGAGAACGATGCACAAGCCAGCACAGCGTGGCGTGAACTCTATGAGCGGAGCGACAAAGAGAGTGAGGAACTGAAAGCGGAGATTTACGAGCTTCGCAAGGAGGTGAACCGCCTAATGCAGCAGAACACGGAACTGGCTGTAAAGAATAGTGCTTACCTATTGCAGAAATGCGAGGTGGTGGGGTGCGACAAGCGCAAGCCGCCAAGGGATTTTTAAACGTAGGAGACCATGACAAATCTTAAGTTTTATGCGGTTATTCTTGTGTTGCTCGTTGCGATGAGCGCAATGGTCGTGCGTTCGTGCTCTCTTTCCTCCCAGTTGCGAGACGAGAAGGAGATGCACCTGCAGAACCTCACAACCCTAACCAGTGAAGTGCGTAGGCTGAAATATTCGGATAGTGTGAGTGCCGCCCAAGTGTCAGCACTTACGTTACGTGCCAACGATGCCGAGCGGCTGTGCTCCCAGTTGCGTCAGGATCTCAAAATAATGGGCATACGGATGAAAGATGTTGCGAACGCCACGGAGGTTATAACAGTTAATTCGGACACCGTATTTATTCCTTTGGTGGACTCTATTCGTGTTGGTCATCGTCTTTGCTATGCTTATACGGATGATTGGGTGAACTTCAATGTTAGTCTTTTGCCCGATACGATGGCACTGGCTTACACGATACGTGACACGGTGGAAACTATTGTGCACGTTCAATATCAAAAGAGGTTTCTTTGGTGGCGCTGGAAACCGCAATATAAAACAACTGTGGTTAGTCGTTGTCCCTCCTCAGAGGTGACTGGGGTGACTTCAGTTGTGATTGATGATTGATTAGGTTTGATTGTGTATTAAAGCCGCCCAAAGTGCTTAAATGTGTGCTTTGGGCGGCAATTTTGCGGTATAAATTTGTAAAGTGTTGGTTTATAGGGGGCAAATTAGTTAACACAATACTACCGACATACAATCACACCGCATCATTTAGCTTAATTAAAAATCAATTTCTACAATAGTACGTAATATTTTCTCCACCGCACCTCACTATTTTGCGGTAAAATTGCGGTCAAAGTAAATCGAACTTATCCATGCTCCTTCGCTTCAAATCGTCCACTATCGCAATGTAGGGCTTCATAGCATCGTAGTTACTATGCCCCGTCCACTTCATTATCACCTCAGGGGCTATGCCAAGTTCAAGAGCCATTACAACGAACGTCCTGCGAGCGCAATGAAACGTCAACAACTCGCATTTAGGTTTATGTTCCTCGTGCCGTTCGTTGCCCGTGTAATGGGTATAACGTGTCGTGTTGGTCACTCCTGCCAACTTGCCTATAGCCTTCAGCAGCATATTTACATGACAATTTGAGATGTAAGGGAACACCCTATCGCCATCAGTGCCAGCATACTTTGCCAGCAACGCCCTCGAGTGCTTATTTAAGTCGATAACAAGTGAGTCATTGGTCTTCTTTGTTATAACCTTTATGCAGTCCGGAAATACGTCACTCTTACGCAGTGCCGACACGTCGGAAAAGCGCAAGCCAGTGAAGCAACAGAACACAAACAAGTCACGAGTGAGCGACCAAGTGGGCGGATGGGCGGAAAGGTCTACACTCGCCATCTGCTCCAACTCCGACCTCGTTAGGTAGATAATGTCTCGAGCTTCAATGGCACAACCTTTGAACTTGGGACGGAACGACTCATGCGATTTGCCATAATAGTGACCATGAGCACTCCCCCAACGGAGAAACCAGCGGAACGATGCTATTACTCGGTTTATTGTTAGGTTGCTTAGTCTCTTTTGCTCACGCAGGTACACAACAAAGGACTGTAGCCAATCGTCGTTTATTTGGCTAATCGTGACGTTTGGAGCAAAGCTACTTACATAATTAAGGAGACTTCGAAAGTTGCCATACGTTGTGACTGCCCAATTACGTTTTGAGCCTTCAGATGCCATGAATGACTTAAGTAGGACGATTAGTTGTGCGCTGGTCGACTCTTTGACCTCAGAGGATGCCGAGCCCCTCCGCTCGTCAAAATCCCGAACCACTTCAGACATGAGAGGTGCACGATGCTCTAATATATCGTACCGACTTATCACCTCATCCGCCATGGAGCGATAGCTTGCCATGGCTGCCTTAATGGTTCTACTCTTTGGCTCTCCATTGTTCCAATCCTTTTTACTGCACTTGATAGGCAGGTAGAACTCGTGCCGCCCCTGCTTTTTCAAGGCTATATACATTCGAATGTAGTACGTGCCATCGCTGGCTTCCTTGGGTACAAAGTAGACTTTATACGTTACCATGGCAGCGGCTCACTATATCCAGCAGGGTGCGTATCTGCTCATCTTTGGTTTTGATTTGTTCCCTCAGGCTATCGCAAAGGGTCTGCACCGTGGTGCTGTCGTTATACTGCAAACTCGTGTTTGTGCTATGCTCACCGCTTTGCTGGTTGATTACGGTGCTGGGAACATCGACCATCTTGCCCACCCCCGATATTAGCCAGCGCACCGATATGTCGGGGTTCGCTTTCACTATCGCTGCTATTGTGTCAAGACTGATGCTGCGCTTGCCGTTTAGTTGGTAAGCAAGTGTGGTAGTGTTTACCGCTAATGCTTTAGACATCCTCGAAACGTTGCCATCGTACCTAACATTCAAAATGTCGGTAACTCTTTGAAGTACAGTGTCTTCCATAAATTACTTATGTTAAGAAAAGTTAATGTTTAAATTTTTCTACCGCATTTGCTTGCTAATTACCGCAATTGCTTTAACTTTGTAATGTCAAACAAAAACAAATCATAATCGAAACGTTTTTGAAAGAAACAAAGATAACAAAAACACAAACTAAATCAA